GAAAGAGCTGCGGACGTGACAAGCGTCGTGCCTGTACCACCGGCCGCAGTAAAAACGCCTGCGGTAGCAGTCGTCAGGGAGATCGAAGCATTGTTGAGCTGAACGCCACGGAGAACAAAGTTCGATCCGGGCAGAAGGAATAGGGGTATTGCAATATCGGTGTTGGTCTGATTAACGTTCACGCCTAGCATGACGCCAACGACTCTGCGGATTCCACACGTTTTCGCATCAAAGCAAAAAACTTGCTCTCTCGCATTTGCAACTGCGTTACCGCCGTAAGCGACTGGATTCATTTGTCGGACTCCACATTAATTTCATGAATGCTATACCAATACCGTATAGAAATCAATTAATCTAATCAAAAGAGTCTGACGCCTCTTTCTTGATTACTTGCGACCTTTACGGCCTTTGCGCTTGCCTCGTGCCATGATGCCCTCCATATCGATTGAGATTGGTAAAAATTTCACACCCGATTAACGGCCGTGCTTACGACCTTTCTTGCGACCTTTACGCATAGTATCCTCCATAGTAGGAAACGGCCACCGTTTTATAGGCAGGCAGCCAACACCTTCCGTGCGAATTTATTTTACCTGCTTTAATCCGGCGGCGCCACTATGTTTTGCTTGCTCCATTTGCAACTCTTGCTGCGCCTTTGCTTTGGAGGCAGCCGCCTCCTTCTCCTCCATATTTTTCAGACGGCGCAATAGGACCTCCTTCATCGGCGGGTCGACCATCTCCAGGTAGCTCTCCCTGTCTATCGCCTTAGCCTTCAGCAATTCCGCTGCGATGGCTTTTTGATCTTCCACGAAGAGCGGACTATTGCTGTGTCCGTCCACTTTCACAACGCTATCGTCAGGGAACTGGTTGGCGATGAACGTCACGCCGTCCTCATCTTTGTACTTTCGATCGTCGTAGACGCGCTTGGCCTTGAGGTACAGCGTAGCCATTTTCTCCAGAGCGTCCTCAATAATCAGGGCGCGTTTTTTGATGCGCGCCGAGCCAAGCCGGGCTAATTCCGACGTCTGACGTCCAGAACGCACGCCAGATTCGCCCTTGCCTTGCAGAAGATTTTGCAGGCCGGAGCGCTCTGCGAACATCTCATCAATTTGAGACAGTTCGGAAAAAATGTCACTTGGCATGGTGGGCGGCAACTCTTGAAATTTTCCCATAGGATCGTTGACGGACAGATATGATCCTGCCATGCCAAACCCATAGAGTTTTTCATCTTGGATGCCGGAGCCGGTGTACACCTTGGGCGGAGAAACCTGTTTGTCGAGTAATTTTCGCATCTGGGCGACACGCTCATTACGCCATTTTTGTAGTCCAACCAGACCAAACACTTCCGACATGCCCCAGTAGTAGCCGTACATCGGGTTAGGGCAAATTTGCACGAATGGATTTTCGCCGTCGACAAAGAAGTTTTTGCGATCGTAGATCGTCACGCGGTTGTCCGCGCGCGTGATTACTCGGTAATCGTTGATTTCGTCATCCCAGATCCAGAGCTCTTGCATTTCCACCAGTTCCTCATCGACCTGCGGTGCCATCTGGTATCGTGCGCCGAAATTCAGATCAACATTACCTTGGATATTGGGCATGCTGTTGACCAGGATGATGCGATCGAGGCCGGTATTTTCAGTGGAAAGGTCTTTCTTCTCTGGCTGAATACTTGCCAATATCTTTTCGATGTTAGGATGATTGATAAGGTCGTTGCGCAACTGCGAGCGCGTGGTGTAATAGCAGTGCACCATCGCCTCCTGCCGGTCGGTGAACGACATGTCTTCTCGAAACACGCCGAACATATGGGGTTCTACCACAAAAGGGTGGATATCTTTGCCGCGCATGACCAGCTTGATCATGACGGTATTGTAGACAAGCGCCCAGGTTAGGCCCTGCATGAACACCATGTCGGCGCCGCTATTCAACCACTCGGTATTGATCGCCTTAGACAGCGGCGGTATTTTCTTCCATTCATCCTCATGCACCTCCGGCCCGACGTGGATAGTGAAGTTGGTCGTTTCCGAAGAAAACAGGAAGGAGGTCAGCAGATCGACGGTCGGATATATTTTGTTGTACGGCGTTTCTGCCTCATCCGGCCCGGCGCCGTGCAGGAAATATCCCCGATAGGAAGCGTAATCGCGCGCGCGTTCCTCCCGAGAAAACAGACATTTACTGATAATTTCCTCAATGAACCGCTCACGCTCGACATCTTCCTTGGGAATTTTCATTTTCCGACCTCATTGTAAGAGCCTGCCACATGGTCGGGGCGAATCTGCTTTGACAGCGGAATAGCCACACCAGATTCAGCGAACGGCACCGATACTTGTCCTGACGTGTCGCGCTGTAGTGCGCTACCGGCGTTGACACCCATTCCCTGCATGTGGGTAGTGGCGCCACCGCTACCGTTGCCGCCTTTGATGGAGCCATCTGGCATTTGGGTTCCGCCCGGCGTGACCGATTGCCATGGATCTCCGAACTTGGCTTTCATCATCTGACCGAATTCTTCCAGGCGGTTCACCGCATTCGGGTCTGGTCGCTTGACGGCCCCGGTGCCGTTTTGATTATTCATGTCGGTCAGACCGAATTCGTTTGCCAAGCCGACAAGCGTCTTATCGATGTTTTTGGTGCGTGCTGTGCCGATGGAGGGAGGCGTCAAAAAAGCGCGCTGGATGAAATGATCACCCTTACAACCACGAGGGCAGATCGGATTTTCCGCATCAAAAAAACCATGTGCGGCGCAACTCCATTCTTTGATGATCGTCATGTTATTTCTGCCTTGGTAATGGGAGTGTTTGCTCCCGTTTAAAAATTTCCATGAATTTCGGCATCGCTGTCGGCGCTTGTTTTTGCTCAAACGTTCTCACTGTTGGCCCTGCTGCGCTCATCACAATTTTTCTAATTAACGGAATCGGCTTTGTCGGCGTATCGGAATAGATTATTTTACCATCGACCTTCTTAATCATGCCGCATTCGCATTTGAGCAGGAATCGTGACAAAATCACGTGCTTTTTATGACTCAATTTCCGCTGGCGGTGCTTATCTTGAACATTAGGACGTCCATGCACGATATCTAGCAGGCACATGCGGTAGACCTTCGTCAGTAGGAAAACATCATTGATCGTCATTTTGTTTCTGTAAAACTGAAGGTCGATCGATGGTGGAACGTGTTTTTCCCATGGCGTGTACATTTTATTGAGAATGATACGCATCTCATCCCGAGACAGCAATTTAAAATCGTCGTCATATTCGCTAGCCATTCTTCAACCCCATTTTTTTCAGGTAGTTGGTCACGGCATTACTTTGTACGCCCTCGTTTTGCGTGTCAAGTCGGTGGGCAACACCACGGGTAACCCCTGAGGTAATCATGCGCGCGCGGATGAAATCACACCAAGCAACGTGCGCGAGCGCGGCAGCGATAACACGGTCATCCTTGCCACGACCGGGCGCTCCGATAGAGCCGTCATCTCGAATGACGTTCTTCATTTCATCTAGCAACCCGGTGCTGGCGACAACAGAGGTCCCTCGCTCGAAACAATCCTTGTAGTAATTTAGCATACGCTCTTTCGAGTCATAGGATGTTTTCCAGTGGTATGCAGATGGTGCGCCGAATGAATCGACTCGCTTGTACAGGTAGTTTTCCATGTTCATGAGCACCTGGAGAACTCCGCGCCAGCTATCCTCCGTGATCATAGAGGCTTGGCGCTTCATGCTTTGCATCTCTAACCAGACGGCTTGCCCAGGGCCATTAATTTCCAGATTGACCATGACATTCTTGTAGGCGCCAGCTAGGTACATCAAGATCCAGGCGAACTGGTATGGGGAACAATCAGGCGTATTGAACTCGGCAACCTGGTCCATGCCATCGGCGTAGCATCGCCAGATCGAAATGCAAAACCGATCGGCCCATTCGGAGGAGCCATAAGCCGGGTCGGCGCCGAGCACATAGAACGCGTTGGTTTTTGGAAATTCCCAGATGCGGGTAGACGCCAGCTTTTCCCCACACTCCAGGAATTCTGTGTCAGTGAAATTATCGTTGAGCACAAACCTAAAGGTGTGATTGGATAGCTGCTTGGCTTTTTTCTGTTCGTCGTTCAACCGTGTCGAGTTGAAAAACTGGGAGCCAGACAGAACAAAGGCATAATCCTCTGTCGGTGGAAATTCCTGGTACATCAACTGATCATCCTTGATGACCTCGTTCATCTTGTAGCGCCACCAGGCGATCTGCTCATCATCGATATCAAAGTCGTAGAGTTTCTTGACTTCGCGCACCCACTTCTTTTCCTCCGGATACATCTTCCCGTCCCAATAGACAGAATGGATGGCCGAGCCTTTTTTGCATCGGTATAGCTCATTGCGCCACCATCCAATGAAGATGGCCTTTTGCACTGCGGAATGTTTCGCGGTCTGCCATGTATCGTAAAAGTGGTTGTACCCGTGGGCCGTGGTTTCCCAGACATAGAACCGGTTTGGGTGTGTTTCAGCCAGCGACGCCTCCAGGGAAGCGATACCTTCCTCGTCGCCCCAGAAAGCAACCTCTGTTGCATGTAGGAAAGTCAGACCCTTACCGCGACCGAGGCCGGAATTTTTTCGCGTACCGGCCACCTGATAGTTGAACCGGGATCGGTTCTTGGCGATCATCTGAGTCCGGTTGTGCGACTCGATCGGCACCTTGAATTTCTTCGGCAGACTATCGATATACATCGACAAGGTGGCCTTGATCATGTCCCGTGTTGGCTCATCGTGCGTAACGAGAGATCCAGACATGCCTGAATATTTGAACAACCAATAAAGGTCGAGCGCCAACGTGATCGTCGTGATCATCACTTGACGACCCTTGAGCACCACAAATGTGTGGATGCCGTTTTTCAATCCATCGGCTACCTGCTCAATGAAATAGCGCTGTGTTCCAGTTATACGATCCTGCGTCAACCGGATAGGTCCGAATTCCTTGGT